CCGAGTGGCACCGCGTGTCGCTGTTCGGCAAGGTCGCGGAGATCGCCGGCGAGTACCTGCGCAAGGGCTCCCAGTGCTACATCGAGGGCAAGCTGCAGACCCGCGAGTGGGAGAAGGACGGCATCAAGCGCTACACCACGGAAATCATCGTCGACATCAACGGCACGATGCAGCTGCTCGGTAGCCGGCCGCAGGGCCAGCAGCCCGGGCAAGTGCCAGATCGGCAGCCGCGGCAACAACGGCCGGCGCGCCCGCAGCAGAGCCAGCAGGCCGCACCGCCCGATCACGACAGCTTCGACGACGACATACCGTTCGCGCCCCTCCACCACCTGGCCGGTGCGTAGCCATGAAGCGGCGGCAGCGTGTTCACCCACCCGCGTACTACCTTGGCCGCGCCTGCCGCGAGAACAGCCAGTCACGCGATGCCCAGCCATACGAATGGCTCACGGTGAACTGCGGCTGGCGGCTTGCCGGCTGGCATGACCGAGACATGGAGCTTTCCGCTTGAAACGCATTACCGCGCGCGTCCGGCATGGCCGGCGACAGCAGCACATCAGCCTGCCGCCAAGCGGGCTAGCAGAAGCTCGAGGAGTCGCGCCGCATGAGAATCGACCTTCCCGGGCAGTTCGACCTGCCGATTCAGGTTTCCCACCAGTCGCCCTCAACACCTGATGGAAGCAAGGTGGAACTGGCTGAGCGCATAGCCAAGGCACTGATTAAATACGAAGCGCGGCCATCTTCGGCGCTGTGGATCGAAATCCAGGCCTGCGCCAAGGCAATCCTGAAGTAACAACCTCCCCGAGTTATCACTACCCGCCACCAGCCATGGAGGGCGGCCTACACCCTGGAGAAAGTCATGACCCAATCTGTACTGCAATCCATCGCCGCCGCCGACCTGCCGGAGCGCGGCCAACCGCTGGCAGGTGGCATCTTCGTTACCCGCTACTGGCTGAACGGGCAAGAGCGCGCCCTGGTGCTGATGCCTGATGAGTTCGAAGGAGCCTGGGGCGAATACGGCACCAAGATCGAGGGGGCTGGAAGCTACAGCGACGGCGAGGCCAACACCCGCGCCATGGCCGAGGCCGGCAGCCAGATCGCCATCAAGGCCCTGGAGCTGGGCGCATTCATCCCGTCTTGCCTGGAAGGCCAGCTGCTGATGGCAGCCAAAGCCGATGGCCTGGTGACCCTGCGCGAAGACGGCTGGCACTGGCTGAGTTCGCAGCGCTCCGCCCACGGCGCCTACTACATGGGCTTTGAGGGTGGCTGGCTCGGCGACTTCCACAAGGGCCACGAGTTCCTCGTCCGCCCCGTCCGCAGCCTCATGATTCAGTAATTCACCCCTTCATTCCTTTCTCTGCAGGCGATTCCGGGTTCGCCAGGAAAGCGTTCAGACCAGAAGCACGCCGGGAAGCGCCGGCCGCCTGCCCCAATTTCCATTAGGAGCACCCCATGGAGCAAGTCAGCATCAGCATTGACGCCAGTGTGGCGTCCCGAATCATCCAGCGCGAGTTCGATCGCCTCCTGAACTACGCGGCCATCGACGCCGTGCCAGCCGGCGTCCCGGCCTTGGGCTCTTACTGGCCAGGCCAAGGCGGCTATAACGCCGGCTTGGTGCGCGGCGAGGACGGCGCGCCGGACTACTACCTGATTGTGCCGCAACTGACCGAGCAACTGAGCGCGGCCTGGGGCGGCTATGGCGAGGAAGTCGAGGGGGCGAGCAGTGCCAGCGATGGCCTGGCCAACACCCGAGCCCTACTGGCCGACAGCAATGAACACCCGGCCGCCAAGCTGGCCAGCGAGTTCACCGCTGACGGGCACAACGACTTCTACCTGCCCGCTCGGCGCGAATTGCAGTTGGCCGAGGCGAACGTTCCAGAGCTGTTCGAAAAGGCCTACCACTGGTCGTCTTCGCAGCGCTCCGCCAACTTCGCCTACATCATGGACTTTGTGGATGGCTGGCTCAGCCTCAACCTCAAGAGCATCGAGTTCCTCGTCCGCCCCGTCCGCAGATTTATTCCGTAATCCAATTCTTCATTCCTGGGCGCCTCGGCGCCCCCGCTTTTAGGAGGCCAGGATGGCCCTGCACACAGAGCTTGAAATCCACAAGGTGGCCGAGGAACTACTCGGCCTTTCGCTCGACCTGGTCCGGAATATCCCGCGCGACCTCAAGCAGGTCGTCGGCTCGAAGATCCGGGACGAGTGCCTTCAAGCCCTGGTGCTGATTGGCCGGGCCAACATGTCCCGGGACAAGCTCCCACACCTGAATCTCCTGCTCGAAAGCGTCTGGATGCTGAACTACCTGCTGCGCGCCCTCACCAACAAGGGCTTGATCAGCAAGGGTCAGCACGCCAAGGCAATGAAGCTAACGGCCTCCGTAGGTCGCCAGGCCAACGCCTGGAAGAAATCCGCAACCGCGTCCGCTGCTTGAGGGTTACGGCCCTCTTGCCTGCACGCTGAATCTGGTCGTGCCGCTGATCTGTGATCACCGCCATGCGCAGCACGGATACCGCCAGCACATGCTGGTAGGTCCGGCGCAGTTTCCAGGCTGAGCAATCGTCCTGGCGACGTAGATAGCACGATAGGTCGCAGCGCTCCGCCAACAACGCCTACAACATGGACTTTGAGGATGGCTGGCTCAACAACAACCACAAGAACAACGAGTTCCTCGTCCGCCCCGTCCGCAGATTCGCCCGTTGCGAGTTTTACCTTCGAGGAACTGGCCCAGGCCTACTACGATTGCCGACGGCACAAGCGGAACACCGCGAGCGCCCGGCGCTTCGAAGTCGACATGGAGGCCAATCTCCTCGACCTATTCGACGATCTTCAGGCTGGTACTTACCTGCCTGGCCGATCAATCTGCTTTGTGGTCACCCGGCCAAAGGCCCGCGAGGTGTGGGCCGCCGACTTCCGCGACCGCATCGTCCACCACCTGCTCTACAACCGAATCGGTCCTGCCATCGAGCGCAGCTTCATAGCGGACAGTTGCGCCTGTATCCCAGGGCGCGGCACGCTTTACGCTGGCAAGCGGATGGAAGCGAAGATCCGCAGCCAGACGCAGAACTGGTCGAAGCCTGGCTTCTATCTGAAATGCGACCTGGCCAACTTCTTCGTGTCGATCGACAAGCGTGTGCTTGGCCGGCAGCTTGCGGATAGGATCGATGATCCTTGGTTCAGGAAACTGGCCCTGCAGGTGCTGATGCACGACCCTCGCGAAAACTATGTCGAGCGCAGCCCTTCGCACCTGTTCAATCGGGTACCGCAGCACAAGCGCCTCACCGCGCAGCCAGCGTACCTGGGCCTGCCCATCGGCAACCTGTCGTCGCAGTTCTTCGCTAATGTCTACCTCGACGCCCTGGACAAGTTCTGCAAGCACACGCTCAGGGCAAAGCACTATATCCGCTACGTCGACGACTTCGTGCTGCTGCATGAGTCGCCGCAGCAGCTGAACGAATGGCACCGGCAGATCGAAGACTTCCTTCCCAGCCTTGGCGTTAGGCTCAACCCGTCGAAGACCATCCTGCAGCCGATTTACCGCGGCGTGGACTTCGTTGGGCATGTGATTAAGCCATGGCGGCGCACCACCAGGAAGAAGTCGGTGGCCCAGGCCATGAAGCGGACTTCCGCAGCTCCAGCAGAAGACCTGCGCCAGACGGCCAACAGCTACTTCGGCCTGCTTAGCCAGGCCAGCCACAGTCAGAAAGACCGGGCCGCCCTGGCCAACCTGGTGCTGCGGCGCGGTCATGTTGTCAACAGCGCGCTCACCCAAACTTATCGAAAGCGATGACAAGAGCACATCTGTACTCCACTCGACTTTAACCCCTCTCCCCTCTATTCACTGCCGCGATATGGCGGCCAAGGCGAAGCTATGTCTGAAGCAAGATTGCTGTCCGGCGAGACCTGGTCAGTCGACGATGAAACTTTCCGCTGCGAAAGCCTGGGCGAGCTCCTCGACGATCATGACGAGCTCGATGTAGGTGCGACGGTCTACCGCGGCGAAGCAATTCGCCCAGACCCCGCCGACTACGTAGAGACCAAGCACCTCATCGAGATGATCGGCGAACGCGCTTGGGATGATTGCGGGGAGGCAGCAGAGGACTGGCCAGCTGTTGAGCCGGAGGCCGAGCAAGAGCTTCAGGCCTTGATCAAGGCCTGGGCAACCAAACACCTGAACCCTACCCCGTTCTACCGCGTGGAGAACGTCGTGGCATACACGATTACCGAGGCTGACATGGAGGGTCGGCGCAAATGACCCGCCTCGCCCTCTGCCTCCTGCTGTTGGCCACCGGCGCCAGCGCAGAACAGGTAACCCGAAACGTCGAGGTCATCCACGACGACAAGCGCGCCGTAACCTGCTGGGTCTACAGCGGCCACTACTACAAGGGCGGCATCAGTTGCATCCCCGACAGCCAGCTGCAGGCCGACAGCCAGCGCCAGCTCTCCCCGCACGAAACACAACCCGAACCTACACCCGCACTGGCGCCTGGGCGCTGGATTGATGAGAGGTATCAGCTGTGAGCAAGAAGAAAACTCACTTCACCATCATCTCCAGCGCCGAGCTGGACGAGCTGCGCCAAGACCGGGCTCGCCTCAACGCGCTGGAATCCTGCTGCTGGGATGTCAGCTTCGAAAGGCATTCGAATGGCATGGACGGCGACTACAGCATTGGCATCGAGATCATTGGCCACTACATGGGCAAGCCAAACCGGCGCGTGCTC